CTCAGTTGAAGACATACCTTGAATTGAAGTACAATGTTACTGCATGGACAGCAAAGACTCTAATGAAACATATGGCTGTTACTTTCACCGAAGACTCTAATTTTTCAGTTAATTGTGAATCTCATGCTTATGTCTATGGACAACATGCTATTTATAGGCCAGGAGTACCCTCAAATCCAATGTACTTAGCACTGATCCCAAACGGTACTGATATTAACACCCCATTAGGTAGCAAAGTCAGTTCTATAGTCGTTAAAGAAACTGTCGACTTGGGCTGGGATATGCAGCCAACAGGTTTCTCGAAGTTTTCATACGAGATAGCTACTATAAAGCCATTCAAATCTTTAGATTTGACAATGATAGCACCTCCTGTAGAATCAACCCATTGTGTGCCCAATGCCTTATATCTTATGTACTTGCTTAGAGATGAGATAGAACCAGAAGAAGATGTGGCTGAGCTCGCGCACACCCACTATAAGATCAGTACTGACACAGAGGTCACATGCAGATATCGAATAGGAGAGCATATAAGAAAGACTAATGTAGCCCTTTATAATGTCTTGAGCCAAACAATTTATACACCACCAAAGATAGGAGTCATGAAGCAACTTCTAGGTGACGACTATATACCAGCAGTAGACGTACCCAAAACAAGAATAGACAGAGCCGTTTTGACCTCTATCACACTAACAGTTTTTGATAAGACTTTCACGCATTGTGTAGTGTTATTACCGAAGGGTATTATAACCAACACAAAGCAGTTGAGGACACTTTTTTCACCTGTTAACGACGAAGTCATGGACTACTCCCAGCAGTGCGGTTATCATGCATTAGTCAAGGCATATCCTAGGGTGCCAAAAGACGACATAATGGACGCTATAATTATCGCTCGTAAATCATTGCGATGTCAACATCCTGATTCCTGCAACGACGAATTGTTAAGCGCCGCCACTCAATTGAAGTTGTCTATCAACTTTCACACTTTAACTAAGGACAAATACATACCTTCAGGATCAGTGGGCGACACATCTAGAGCAGTAGATATAGTTCATACCGGAGACCAACACTCAGGGCATTGGCAAACAGTAGAGCAACTCAATGGCCATGCCAAGAATGTCTGGAGAGAATATGTCAAGGGAAGACTTCGTTCTAGTTCGGCAGATAGAAAGCAGCTTGAGATCGAGGCTCATAAAATAAACGATAATCCCGATCCTACAAAGAAGACAGCATCAACCATAAAAGAGGCGTTAAAAGATGCAAAAGTTTCCACACCATTAGCTTATCTCAAAGCCATAGATGATCACCAGCCTATACCTGATAATGCTATAAAAGATATTGCGATGTTGTT